TTATTTCCAGTCAAACAGATGAGTCAAGCGTAATCAGCACCCTATAAGCATAGTTTATAATGACGGCACTTAGCATAAGAACGTTTAGTATCTACAAAAAATCTCAAATACCCGCTTGACACAACATCCTTTATCCTCCCCCTTATTGTATCCCCCTCATACGCTCACCGTCGTTCGCTCACGGACTAACGTCCGCTTTTTAGGATAAAAAAGATTCATGAGATGACCCGTTGACAAAAATCCTCATCTTTCGACACAGACCCCCTCCCCCTCACCTGTAAGATGAGTTAGGATGTCAGGATTAGGATGCTGGATGAATCAGGTGTTCATAGGTAATGATTAGGGATGAGGATAGGGAATCGTGACCCTTCTTTACAGGTAAAGGAGTTTATAGGGGAACGGGTTATCCTTACCTATCCAATGAGGATTGGGAGGCGTGGTGAATGGCCTCTAGGATTGGTTGAGAGGCTGGATTGAGGGCTGGCGAGTGTCACGGCATGAGTGAGCCACCAGAGAGGCGGACGATGACCATGTAGGCTATTGCGATGAGCCACAGGGAGCCAACGGCGAGGGCCGTGAGGATGGCGATGACGGCGGCTTCGAATGCGTCATAAGGGTCGCGCAAGTTCATTGAATCAGATGCGTTCCCTGAAGATGTGACCTTGGTATTCGGAGTATTCTTGAGTGAACAAATCCGTGGTGTAGGATTTGATGTCGAAGTAACCTCTGATTAGTTCGGCAAGGTCTTTGCAATCGATACAGGACAGGACTTCATCGGCTTGTTGCCAGCCGAAATCTGATAGGTCGTCCCAGTATCCCATGTAGGCATCATAGGCATCTGCAATGGTGCTGGCGTCTATGTCCCTGTCTGCGATTCCGTAGATGTTGACATAGGCTTGCAACGCCTCTGCGTCTAGGTTGATGGAGTGCTGTTCGCTTGCATCAATGCAATGCTTCTTGTGGGCGGCACTGACAGCCGCTGTTATTTGGATGCTCATGGAAGTTTAGATTTCCGTGGTGGTGGAGTGCTGGAGAACTAGGTCGTCCCGTTCAAAGCAACACTCGGCCTCATGGACGGCGTGTTCCTCATTGGTGGCGTCAACCTGAACCTCAACCGAGTAGTTGAGGGTGACGACATAGGTCTTGAGTTTCTCTTTGTCGCTCATGGTTAGATGAGGGAGACGATGATGGCGATGATGCTAGCGGTGAGGGCCACATCGACAAGTGCCGCCGTGTAGAGGGCGAAGATGTCTTGAGTGGAGACTCGGCTAGCGAGGCGGATGATGTAGTGCTTCATGTGTGTATTGGGTTGAGCCACCAGTCAAATGGCTTGCATGGCAGGGTCAATAGCCGAGTGAAGATTCTTTCAGATTTATTTTCTATAATATTCAATCTGATTGATGAGTTGGCACGGTTCTTGAACCTGATACACAAGTGAGAATGGTGGTAAAATGCGGTTTAAACGACCCTTGCATAAATGCCCTAGGAGGCGTTTTGACGGGGTGGCCCTTATCACTACCCTTGCATTTAGAATGTGCCATTAAAGGGGTCTGGCTGGCCCTAGGAGGCGTTATTATAAATACCGTTGTATTGATGGGGCTAGATTGAGGGGGGTAAACTTTTTTCAAGGAAAGTGCATTTTGTTGTTGAACCCATGATGCAACGCTCTTGAATGGATGCCTGTTCATTCAAAGTCTCTCTGTTTCAGTTGTCTTTCCGCTGGCGTCCCGCTGGCGGAGTTTAACCCAAACCCAAACCACAAACACACATGAAGACGAAACTGCAAACGCTCATCGCCAAGTTCCTTGGCATCGAGTCCATCATCCAAGCCAAGTGCGATGCCCTGCAAAGGGACTACACTAGGGCCATCGAAGAGGTCGCTGAAGAGGCTAATAACCGAATCAGCGAAGTCGAAGATGCCGCAAGCAAGGTTGACGACATCGAATCCAAGGTTGACGACATCGAATCCACGGTGGAGGACATCAACTCCGCTAACTACGCCAGCGAAGATTACATCGATGACAAGGTTAGCGAAGTCGAATCCGACCTGTCGGACAAGATGGACGAAGCCGTTGCGGAAGCCCTTGAAGGGCATGTCCAAACGGTGACGCAGGAAATGGTGGAGGATGCGGTCAAGAAAGTTCTCACCAAAGAGTTCATTCTCGCCGTCCTCGCCAAGTGAGCAACTGGGGGCTTGCAACCCCCTTAACTTTCAAACTAAACAGAGACTTAACAAGGCAAGGTATCAACGATGGAAACTAGTTGACACGCCCACTCCTCACGAAGCAATGTGATACACGGAGCAGGGGTAGAGACCCTAAACCTTGTCCCCTTTCACTTCTTTCACAGTCAAACATCTTAACGGGCGGTAGCATAGTGGTCATGCACTTGTTTTGGGAACAAGGCCACGCAGGTTCGAATCCTGTCCGCCCGACCAGTTTAGAGCCGTTAGCACAAAGGATAATGCAACAGGACACTACACCCTGTTTATGCGGGTTCGATTCCTGCACGGCTCACCACTTGGAACCCATAGGAAGTGAGGAAGGAGCAATCGCCTCGGCACAGGGCATGTGCATTGGTCTCCTATGGGTTCCTTCAATCTGGGACTCTGGCGGTAATCCTGTTCAGCAATGGCAGGAGCCTCATGGGGAGGTCATTAATCCCGCCAGAGTTCCTTCACTTTCCACAAAAGATGTTTGACATGTGATACAACCACACTTTCACTACCTTTCACCCACACACACACACACACACACACACACATCATGAAACACAGCATCAAGACCATCGAGGCCGCAAAACGCTTCGTTGAAGCCTATGACAAGAGGAATCAGTCCCGCCTTGTCCTGTCGGTTCTCAAGACCAACATGAACAGCGACCTGACGCCAAAGGGAAGGGCCAAGAAAGTCCATCTCAAGATTTACGAAGAGGCATGCAACAAGCACGAGCCATTGGCAATCGAGGCCGAGCAAGCCTTCCACGACCTCAAGGCTTCCATGCACGAGGACGCATGCTCCAACAGGAGCATCGTGGTCGCAAGAATGGTTGAAATAGAGAACGCCATCCTTGCCGAGTGGCGAGACTGCGGCCCAAAGGACATCACAAGCACCTTTATCAAGGCACAGGAAGAATACTTCATCAAGTGCTCCGAAGGTTGGCATGAGGACAGCAAGACTTCCTATCAGAACTCGATAGACCACATGAAGAACGGATACACCGTCTACATCGACATTATGGGTGCTGTTAAACGCATCATAGGTAATGTCGGTTCATTCAACACGGACGGCCTCCATTCCTATCTTAAGTTCAACTTCCGTTCTGACGGACGGCTGAACTCGGTTTACCATACCACGGCTGAAGGCGATTTCAAAGTCCGTGAATACGGAGCCAGCAAGCACCTGTGCCATGAGTTCCATATCACGCACAGCGTTGAAAGCCTGAACTTCTGTGCTTACGGAACGAAGTCCGCTGGCGTCACCGCTGTCGATGCGGCATCAAGGATTGTCATGGCGTCCATCAGCGGCATCGTCAGCAGATTCATCAAGGAAAACGAAGACCTGTATCCACGGGGACTCTACGACTCCAACTTCGAAACCTTTGTTGATAAGGCCCGTGCCATCGCATCCACTTCCATCCAATAATACCACCATGAACAAATACAAAAACCACACCCTAGGCGAAGTCGTCAAGGCGTTCCATGAGGACGCCCAAAGGCTGAATCACATCATCATCGGAGCAGAGGCATCGCTCAAGGAGCACCTGATTGCAAACGAGTTCAAGGAACTGGACGAAAGCATCACATGGGCGAATGTCTACATCAACGATTTTGAATGCAAGGAGGTTGGCGTCAGCGATGTCGAACGCCGAGTCTACCTTGACGCAATCAGGGCGGCTCATTCCTCAATCCATTCCATCAAGAAGGCCGCTGAAGCCCTTAAGGAATCGGTCAACACGACTCTTGACCTATCCGCCAAGGCGGAGGTCGCCCTTGCGGTTAGCAAGCACATGTTCAAGGGGGTTAAATAATTTTCTTAAACCTGTTGACATCCAGCGCAACCGTATCACATTAGCACTTCACCCACACACACCATGACCCAAGAAGAAATCGACAACAAGCACAACGAAATCACCGCCAAGGTCTCCAGCATGAGCCTGACGCAACTCGCCAACCACTTGGTTGACCACGCTGGATGGTATTCGGAATACACCGAGTCCGCCGCCAGCGAGGGAGACAGCGAATACTGGCAGATGCAGACCGAGGCCGCAATCCTCGCTGAAGCCGCCAACAGGCTCCTCCAAGTCGAAAGGCTCGGAAGGATTCTTGACAAGGCCGAGCGAGACGCCAATAAGTAATACTCTCACCCAACCCATAATACAAACACCATGAGCAAAACAGCACGACAAGACACCGTTTGGAACTACGATGTTGAACGCATCGAACTCCAGACTCCCGAAGGCCAGCCAAGCGGCTACTTCGGCAACCGCCGCATCGACACCAAGGAAGTCCTTGGGGTCGTTTCGGAGAACTACCAAATCCTCCAGAACCGAGACCTGTTCGCACAGGCCGATGAGGTCTTTACCAAGATGGGCCTGATGGAGCAGGGCGGCAAGGCCAAGCACATCGTCACCCGTGGCGGCTCACAGGCCCGTGCAATCTACACCTTCGACAAGATTGGCGTCAAGGTTCGTGAGCGTGACGACCTTGTTCTCACCCTCACCGTTGCCAACTCCTTCGATGGAACGCTCGGTGCATCCTTCAACATCGGGTTCCTCCGTGTCGTCTGCACCAACGGACTCATGGCTCCCGCTGGCAAGGGGACGAACATTAACAAGAAGCACACGCTTGCCGTTGCCGAGTCGTTTACCGAGAACAAGGTCAAGCATGCCATCGATGCATTCCACAGGGGGGCGGAACTGTTCAAGCCAATGATTAACTACCGTCTCGGACAGCAGGACGGGCGAAACATCCTCGGCAACCTCGCCGCACGAAAGGTCATTTCGACTCGGACTGCCAAGCAGATTAACGAGGTCTGGGAGTCGCCTTCCTATACGCAGGACTACGACAGAAACATCTGGGGGCTTTACAACGCCTCCACGGAATATCTGACGCATGAGGTGGCCCCAAAGCGTTTCGAACTGGCACAGCGGTTCACGCACGGTATCGTGAACTCGCTCGCACGGGTCGCCGCTGGACGGGACGACGCCCTTGTCTTCGAGGAAGTCCCAGAGGAATACGCCGTCCTTAACTGATTGACAACGGGTGGCAGGGTGAGATACCTTGCCACCCTTCTCAATGGACTACAAAAGCAAAGACGAACTCCTATCGACAAACCCGACTGGGGAGGTCAGCGGCAAGGGCATTGACCCTGAACGGCGAAAGCGTGTCGTTGAACTTCTCATGCAGGGCTTGACGAACGAGCAGGTGGCGGAGCAATCTGGCGTCAGCAAGCCTGTTGTCATTGCCATCAAGAAGCAGGAGGCCGTCAATGGCTTCAGCATCAACGAATGGAAGCGTGGCATAAGCACGGCACTTGCAAGCATTGTGAGCAAGGGTGCTGACAGGCTTTCTGTTGAGATTGAGAAGATTCCAGCGGGACAACTTCCTCTGGCAATTGCAATTCTTACAGACAAGATTCTTGCATTGCAAGACGCACCAACTACAATTGTCGAGCACAGGCTTCGGGTTAGCCACGAGGACATCAACAAGATGATTAAGGGCGAAATTATAGACCTAAATAATCGTGTTGACAAGCCAATGCTTGATTCGAACAATAACGGCACTTCAAATGGTTTACAAGTTTAACAACTTGCATTTCAGTCACAACGGGCGGGGCTATCTCGCAAGCGGCAAGGCCACTTATTCAATTGATGACTACGGCGAAGACGAGCGTGAGGCTGGATTCGATGATGTCGCACTTGACGAGGTTCTTGGCATTAAGGGCAAGGTTGATGATGTCACGGAGTTCAAGGATTCCGTTATCATTGCCTTGAACCGAGACGAGCGTTTGTGCAGGATGCTTGCCCTATGAGAAGGCTCAAGGCCAACGAAATCCCGAAGGTCAGGGAGGAGATTGCGTCCATCCAGAACGGACTCTGTGCCATATGCCAGACGAAGATGGAAGAGAAGTGCCTAGACCACGACCACAAGACTGGGATTATACGCTCCGTGCTTTGCAGGAACTGTAACGGCATCGAGGGCAAGATTTTCAACCTGTGCAGGAGGGGCAAGCGTAACAGGACGGAAAAGGATTTTCTTATCGACATCCTAGCCTATTGGTCTTTCCACGCAGACCTCCCTAGGAACATCATGCACCCAACATTCAAGACGCAGGAAGAGAAGCGGCTGGCTAGGAACCGCAAGGCCCGTCTCCGCAAGGCAAACTCTTTGAAGCAAAAAAGGGACAACTGCTCTTGATAATATTTTTCAAAACACTTGACCTTCAGCAACACCGTAACACATTACTAGACCTCACCACCACGAACATGCACAGAAAGCCAATCATCAAAATCTCCCTTGTCAGGCACCACGCCAAGGTCAAGGGCAAGCGGGTCAGCAAGGAATTCTTGACGGCCCTTGACAACCTTGTCCGCAGGAAGATTGAGGAATCCTGCAACACCCACAACGGGGGCAAGAAAACTCTCGACACGGCAGTCGCAACCTACAACGGTATCTACTGAAGTATGTCGTTCGAACACTTTTCCACCACACATATGAACCACGAACAAATACTGTCGGTCACAAAAAATGAATACGGGGTCACTTGGCTCTTCATTGGAATCCTGATGACAACCGTGTTCTTCCTCTCCGTCCACATCCGAAACAACATCAAGTGAAGACCATTTCTCTGCCAGCCGCCAAGGATGGCGTCATCGCCATCGACCAAATCAACGAGTCCGATTACAGGAACGCCGAGGGTCTGAACAAGTCCCTGTTGGTCAAGTTTATGAAGTCGCCTAGGCATTACCTAGCCGCACTGAACGAGAGCAACGAGCCTACCGACTCGATGAAGATGGGAACCGCACTGCACTCCATCGTCCTTCGTGACGACCCCAGCCGATTCTTCGCAATCAAGAAGAAGGTCGATAACAGGACAAAGGAGGGCAAGGAGTACACCGCCCAGTTCGAATCCGAGAACAGGGGCAAGGCCATCATCAACGAAGAGCAACACGAAACCGTCCTTGGGATGCAAAAGTCCCTTATGAAGAGTGACAGGTTCCGCAGTCTCCTTGAGAAGACCACTCATCGTGAAATGGGAATCTTCTCGGACTACAAGGTCATCGACCACAAGTTCCGAATCAAAGGAATGATTGATGGTTACTCCAAGCACGATGGAATCGTCTGGGATTTAAAAACATCTCAGGACGCATCGTTCGATTCGTTCAAGTGGGACTTCAAGAAGTATATGTACGACCTTCAGCAAGTCCACTATACACAGTTGGTTCACGATGCCGCATTGCCGTTCACCGAGTTCCTGTTCGTTGTCATCGAGAACAAGCCGCCTTACGAGGTCGCATTCTACACCCTAGGAATGGAGTCCTATATGAAGAGTCGAAATGTTTGGTTGAACGCAATGCACACCTATGCCCATTGCCACGCCAAGCAGGACTTCGACATCGGTTATCCGTCCACCACCTGTGAACTGTCGTACTGATGATTATAAGGGTCACAAAATCTCCCATGGACATTCCCGAAGACTCTCCTTTTGACGATGCGGCGGTTGAGGCCATCCGTTTTATGGATGACCGTCAGCGTTCGGCAGTCGAACTACTCCGTGAAACTTCTTACGAACTCGCACAGTATCAGTTCAGGTGCGAGGAACTTGAGAAGCGGCTGGCAAAATATGAGACGGTTGAGGAGTTCGACCCCAAGCCGTATGTTCACCAACTGGTTTCACTGTGAGCAATCCTAGGTTCACAGGTGTTTGGATTCCAGCGGAGGTTCTTTCCCTCCCGTTGTCCGTGTCCGCCAAGGTCGCTTATGGCATCTTGGCTGGCCTCGACAACGAGGATGGGTGCTTTGCCAGCAACGGATACCTATCGAACGCCCTAAGCGTCTCTGAGAGGCAAGTGCGTACGATTATCGGGGAACTTGAGGAGGCCAAACTGGTTGTCCGTGGTTCCACGAACGGCATTCGCATAATCAGAACCATTGAGAAGGAAGCACTGTGCAAGGCTCTTGGGGCGGAAGAAAACTTCCTCCCTAGGCGGAAGAAAACTTCCGCAGGGGGCGGAAGAAAACTTCCGCCATATAGTATAGATGATAACATAGGTGATAGTATTAAAGGAATGGTTCAACTTCCTTTTAACTCTGAGGAGTTCAAGGATGCTTGGAACAAGTACACCAACCATCGCCGTCAACTTCAGAGGCCAATCAGCAAAGCACAGATTGTCGCCCTGTTCACTCAGTTCACAGAATGGGGTGAGAAGAAGGCCGTGGCCTCAATCATCAACTCCATCCTCCGTGGCTGGGTTGGCGTGTTCCCTTATACCGAGATGATGCGTATGAACGACAAGAAGCAACTTACCAAGGACGACCATGCAAAGTTCTGAAATCAACATCTACAAGCAACACGAGAAGGCATTCCCTTTGTATGTTTGCCAGTGCCACAAGCCTTTGCCTGTTATGGCAAAGATGGAGGGGGATGATATTGTCCTTCGCCGTTACAGGGAATGCAGGGCTTGTATGGACTATGAGGTCGCCAAATCAGAGGGCTGGGATTGGCCCACTCATCATCCCAAGATGCCTTTTATTTTCAGAGCCACAGATGAAAACAGGTTGCACCCGAATATGCAGAAAGCGTTATCTTGGGTTCCGACTATCGAGAAGAGCGGAATGCTATTGCACGGAACCACTGGCATAGGCAAGAGTCGTGCCGCTTGGGAGTGGGTTAACAGGAAGTGGCTCAAGGGCATTGACAAGGATGTCATCTATCCATTCCTCTTCCTTACAATGTCTGACCTTGAGGAACTTCTTCAGCAGTCTTGGTCGGAGAAAAAGCACTCCGAAGTCCTGAAGGAAATAATCGACATCCCTGTGCTTGCACTTGACGACTTCGGCAAGGAGCGTCTTACTTCACGAATGGCGGCAGACCTGTTCGCAGTCATCGACAAGCGTTCAATCAACGCCAAGGCCACAATAATCACTACGAACTTCAACGGCAACGGACTTATCGACAGGTTCCTGCCCCAAGACAAGGAGACTGGGATTGCCCTAGTCCGCCGACTCCGAGACTACTATGCCACCTTTGGCATGAACTGATTTCCACCCATGAAAACAAAAGACATAATGATTACATTCCGATGCGAAAGCAGCCTTGCCGAGCACCTGAATCAAACCGCCAAGTACTGCAAGTCAACTAGGTCTGACCTCATTAGGGCAACGCTTTGCAATGTCAAGCCCAATGACCAAAAAAAGTTTGTCAAGAAAATGAACGAAAGCCGTTGACACATGGCATACCTACCAAGAATATTCCAATCCGAACCACACATGGAAAACAAAACAACATCACTACCTAACCTCGCTCCAGCACTCATCAAGGCACTTGCGGAAACGCAAGATGTCCACGCCGACAGCACCAATCCGTTCCACAAGAGCAAGTACGCTTCCTTGAGCCAGCACCTCAAGAGCCTTAAGCCAATCTTCGCCAAGCACGGACTTGCCATCGTGCAGTTCCCGACCAGCGGTTACGACAACGGAGTTGGCGTCAAGACCATCATCTTGCACACCAGCGGAGAGATGCTTGAGTCCAGCGTTGTCCTGAACGAGCCAACCGAGAAGGGCAAGGACAAGAACGGAAACGACTTCGAACGCAATGGCTTCAGCGGACAACAGGCTGGTGCACTCATCTCCTACCTCCGCCGCTACGCACTCGCATCCGTTGCTGGGGTCGCCACCGAGGACGATGATGCCGAGATTGACCGTGTTGCTCAGGCTGGGCAGGAGTTCATCCCAAACAAGAAGTTCGTCCAGAACCCAAACGCACAAGCCACATCTTCCCAGACTACTCAATCCCCACAGGTCGCTGGGTCTGCGTCTAGCGACATCGACCCAACAATCGTTGTCCCGTTCGGACGCTCCAAGGGCCAGCAGATTGGGACGCTTTCAAAGGAAGACCTCAAGTTCTGGGCCGAGCAGTGGGAGCCTCGCCCTTATGAGAAGACTGGCAAGGTCACGAAGAAGGACGCCACGCTCAAGGCCACGGCAATCCACCTTTATTCCACGCCACAGAATCTTAAGGAACTTGCCGAGATGGACGATGTTCCGTTCGGTGACGAGGGCAACCCATTCTAATCCACCATGAGCAAATACATTCAATACAAGGACACGAACTACATCATCCTGTCGGACGGCAGGGCGGCACGGCTACTTAAACCAACCAAGTCGAAGTCCGCCAAGCAACAGTACATTAACTTCATCATCAACGGAAAGCAGGAGCGTATCAATGTCTCCACGCTCAAGGAGATGTACGAGGCTAACGCAGGTGAAAAGCAGGAATCCCAAGCCTGATTACGAACCAAAGTCTGTCGGCCTCCCTTTTCTCTCCCGAATGGCGGGTATGCAGAAAAGGCGAGGCGGCGGAAAATACACAATCCTACAAACACCTAAACTACAAGAGGCCATAGAACTGTGGAAACAGGACAAGGAACTACTAACCAAGCAAAGAGCATTAATAACTCAATTAGAGGTGCGGCTATCGCAGTCGGCCTCAAGCCAGACACAGTTTCAAGATTCCTGCCGCTAATGCGTTCTTACGAAAACCAAGACGAGGTTGCACTCACATACGAGCAACTGGCAGAAGAAAATACACGGCTCGGCAAGTTCATCGAGTCCCTGCATGTCGAGAAGAACTATCTCTTGCAACGCATTGAGGAACTCGCCAACACTGTCACCAAGCAACATGAAGAAGCCATCAAACTCCACCAAGAAGTCGTCAAGGCCCAAGGAAAGTAAGTGGCGTAAGTTCGTCTTTGTCACGGACAGCCACGGCGACATCATCAACTGGGATGTTGCGAACGAGTGCATCAAGTTCATCGATAAGTTCAAGCCTGACGACATCATCTTCGGTGGCGACGGGCTGGATATTCGCTCCCTCAGGGGCGGTGCTCATGCACAGGAGCAGGACGAGTCGCTGTCGGCTGACATCAACTCCTTCAAGAAATTCATGTCCATGCTCTTTAAGTCCAAGGGGGCAAAGAAGTATTACCTTTGGGGCAATCACGAAGACAGGCTACAGTCAGCCGTTAGCACAAGCGGTTCAGCAATCATCCGAGACTATGCACAAGGGTTGATTGATGAAATCGAAGTGTTCCTGCGAAAGTTGGGTGTCTGCAAGATTCTTCCGTTTGATGCCGATGATGGAGTCCTCACGCTTGGGCCGCTTCGGTTCATTCACGGGTATGTTCACAATGTGAACGCAACCAGACAACAGGCCGTTCATTACGGCAAGGAAGGCGGTGCCGTCCTTATGGGTGACTCGCACAGGCTTGAGCAAATCAACGCCCCTAAGCACGGCGGCGTGGTTGGTTGGGCCTGTGGTTGCCTTCAGGATATCCCCAAGGCCAAATACGCCAAGAGGAGGCTTGGTCGCAGTGCGTGGGCAAACGGCTGGGCCTATGGCTATTACAACGACAAGGGCGGCTGGAAGGTCTGGCTTGCCCACCGTGTGAACGGCGAGTGGTGCTACACCACCAAGTCCTCCATCGATGGCTAAGAAGCGTGGCAGGAAGCAGGGGCCACCCTATTACGGTGCCAAACTAAAATGCAATAATTGCGGAACCGTTGTGCAATCAGCAAGCGTCCACGACTTCGCAGTTTGCAAATGCTGGATGGAGAGCAGGAACAAGCGAAAGCCCACTGGCATAGCAATTGATGGTGGCGGGTTCTATTGCAAGATGTCCGTTTGCGAAGGCACAACATACGAAATAGTTGACTCAGGAAACTACCAAGATGAGTAAGTATTCAGACATTGAGAAGGCGTTCATTCTTTACAAAAACAGAAGGACTCCAACAGAGCCAGTTCCAAAGGGGTGGTTTACCGCCGAGGAAATGGCAAAGCAAAAGAACGCATCTCTCAGGGAGGCCCAGCGTATTCTGCGTGACCTCTATGCAGACGGTTCCGTGCTGATGCAAAAGTTCAGAATTCAGTCTGGACTTCGTGTTTATCCCATACCACACTACCGATTCCCACACACCAAAACAAATGGCTGACCCACGCAGATACTACATCGACCCAGTTCTCAACACCGACACGCAAACCGCAGTCTTGCACACAGAGCCTTCCGAAAGCGGTGAATGGATTAAATGGCATGACTTCTCGGACTACAAGGCGGCTCAACGCCGCAACGCCTCCGCCGATACAAACGCCAAGTTGGGCGTGGAGATTGCCGAGATGCGTAGCCGCATCGCCGCCCTCGCCGCCGAGAACGAGCGACTACGCAAGGCGGGGGATGCGATGGAAAATGAGTTGTTCCGTGTTATTCTTATGGAACTTCCTGGACTTGAAAAAGAGGACATCAACAACCAATACATCGCCGATTGGCGAGCCGCCAAGGGGGTGCAGTCGTGAGCGAGCCCGAGCGATACGAGCCTAGGGCAAGGAGCATTGGCGGCCCTTGGAAGATGGTGAAGTGCAAGGACGGCCCTTATGTTTGCTATGAGCAGCACGCCGAGATTGTCGCCGCCCTAGCCGCCGACAAGCAAGCCGCCGACCGAGCCACCTTCGATGCCATCCGTGCTTTCACCGTCTTGAAGGATGAGAACGCCGCCCTCCAAGCCGAGGTCGAGCGGCTTGATAAATCAAACACATCGCTTCTCGGAACAATAGACATCATTGACGACAAGTATGGTGAACTCCAAGCCGAGGTCGAGTGTCTCCGCAAGGCGGGGGAACTTATGGACAGGGTTGCAGAGGATTTTAAGAGCATTGAAAGAAGCGAGTCGGGGGGGTCAGAGATTATGTTTGCCGTTCGTGAATGGCTCGCCGCCAAGGGGGTGCAGCCGTGAGCAAGCAATACGACCCTTCAAACATCCTAAACTCCGAGGGATGTGTTTATGTGAGGTATGAAGTTTACGCCGCCCTCCAAGCCGAGAACGAGCGACTGAACGAGCGGGTTAGGATAAAGTTTGAAAAGATTGAAGACCCGATGGATGAATACCTCAACCATGTGCTAAGGAAGAACTGTGCAAAGTTGGAAGCCGAGAACGAGCGGCTCCGCATACAGGTTGATAATTTGATGAAGGCGTGGCTCGCCGCCAAGGGGGTGAAGCCGTGAGCCTTTGTTACATGGCATCCTGCATTGCCGTTTTCTGTCTAGCGTGGATTTGCGTTTTGCTGTGCATATTCCTTTCATATGCACTGTACAAACTTATCAAGACTGACACGGGGGACGCATCATGATTCACGAGTTCCGCAACCCTATGCCTGTCGAGACGCCACTTGGCTACGGCATGCTTGTGTATGTAAGGGACGGTGGAACATTCGCCAATGATGTGTTCGCGGTTGTGCTTGACGATGGAGGGCTAAGGCATTTTTCTTCAGAACAACTCAAATTCCTTCAGAACAACACCTTTGACATTCGCACCAATGAAAAAGAAAAGAAAACTTAAGAAGAGCAAACTTAGCCCAGACGCATTCCTTGACGAAAAACTCAAGGACTTCATCGAAACCGAATTGCCAGAGATAGGCGAGGTCATGGTTCCCATCGGGCTATCTGACGCATTGGTTGGTTTCTGCACCAGCGAAAGGAACTCCGCATGCCTAGTCTATGACGCCAACGCAATCATAGACATCCTGATGAAGCGTGATGAAATGACAAGAGAAGAGGCTATTGAGTTCTTTGAATTCAATATCGAATCAGTCAGGACTGCGGAGGGGAATCATCCGCTTTACATTTGGAGCATTCCTCCTGTTTGGAAGAACTGAAATAGGTTTGATAAACCTTGACCCAAGCGAATGCGAGGGCGTTCAGGATTATGAATCCGACTGTGCCTCCAGCGACCCAAGGGAACCACTCGGACTCAAAAATCCATACGGTAGCCATACCAACGAATCCGCCAAGCATGAACACTATCCCAGCAAAACGCTTGGATGGAGCGAATGCGGCTATTGCCAGACCAATAAAGAGAAGGGCAAAACTTCCTGTGGAGTACATCCAGAGTGTGTCGTTCTTGATGTCGGCTACACGCTGAATTTCCACAATTTCCGCTGGGGGAATTAAATCGGCTGGAATGTGTGGTGGCTTGCTTTTGCAACCAAGGAGGAACAGTGAAAGTATCGCTATAATGTTTTTCATTTTGATTTGTTTATCATTTTTCTAGCAATGCTATCGATGTACTCAAACAACCTTGGGGCTATGGCACCAGATGAAGAATAAATAACCGACTTGTACAGAGGGTCTATGTCTGTGCCGTGAAGGGCGAAATAAACAACAACACCAGTCAATCCTCCAGCAATTGCGTGTTTGACCCAGCAAACCCATTTGAGTTTATCTTCTGACAAAAGAAGCCTTACCAAAGCCCCAGCCACGCCAAGCAAAGCAACCAGCCATCCGCCACGCTTGAAGTCAGCGGCGGCTTGCACAAAGTCTGGGTCAGGCGAAGACATATCATTTCTTCTTTTTGGCGTCTGCGTCTGCCTTCTTCTTGGCAGTTTCCTCATCGTCATAGATGCCGATGATAACCCTGTATGGATTATAAAGCCTGAACTTATTCTTTGAGTAGGCGATTATGTACCCATCAAGTCTTGTGAGGATGCTACCATCACCCATTGTGCGTCTTTGCCAAGGCGATGAAGATGCTGTCGGCTTCTGGTTCACGCTGAACATTGGCACATTCTTTGTGACGCCATCTTCAGGCTTTGGCTCAGGCTCAAGTCTTGGCTTTGGAAGTTGGCTGATATCAACTGGTGAGTCGAAAGACTTTTGATTGTCATTGTACGATGCAATCATTGGATTCATGTCCATCCGCATCTGCATTTCAAGCCTTGCGGCCTTTGCCAAAGGAGAGTCTGCGTTTTGAATGACCAAGCCCTGTGCCTCTCCAGCCTCGTCAACATAAACCTTCATAACCACAGGCTTTCCATCTTCAGTGAGGCTTTCATGACCAGCCTTGGGATAAACTGACAGTGTGTAGAGACCGCCATTGAATGCTTTGTGCTCGGCATCGAAACGCATCCAAGCCTTGTTTGAGAACTTGACCTTGTTGCTACCGTGCATGAACTCCGAATGCCAATTCTTGCCTCCATACTGAATTTGCTCAAACTGTCTTCCGTTGTTTAACTTGAAGAACTGCATGCTTTTCCTAACTACTTTATCGCCAAGTTGATTCAATGGCTCGCCAGTCGGAATCGTGTACCTTGTTCCTCTTGCCCTAAGGAACTCATTAGAATTCCAAGAACTAGCCTGAGAGACGGTGACAAGTTCGTGATATTCTTTTGCGGCTTCTATTGCATCGTAGCCAGAAACAAGGTATTCAGCAAATCCTATTAGTTCTGGATAAGAGGAAGAATACACCTCTTTTGTAAGTTTGCTAGACAGGAACTTTTCAAGATGTGCCTTAGGAACAATTCTTGATGTAGTTCTTTTTGCTGGCTCAACACCAGAAAGGAACAAAGCAAATCTCTTTGAAGCGTTGTTCCAACGCTCATACATTGATGCAAAATATTTTTCCGCCATCTCTTTTGAAAGTCTATTTGCGAACATCCTCATTCCGACAATTTGCTCTGCCGTTCTTCTTATATTCTTGTGAAGCAAACCAATTTTTATTTCCTTGCCGTTTTGCCTGTTGTGGTATGGTGCCAAAGTCTGAATACCAATGTCGCTGTCCTGAGAGTTCAGAAAATGTATCAAGTCAAACCCAGTGTCATTGTTAATTATCAATTTTGCAGGAGAATCGTCCGAGTCAATACCCTTGCTGTGCATTTCTAGGGTAAACCTTTCAATCATATCCTTGAATTCCTTGCTGAAGATTGGGCTACCGTCTGAATTCTTCATCATTATGTTCTTCCAAATTTTTTCATAAACAGCCTCGGAAGCCTTCATTCTATCCACAGCGACAGCCTGTTCGCTTGTAAAAATTGGAGTTTCCCATCTTCCGCTTAAAGAAACACCAAGCGGCTTGTAAGATGAAGTAAACACTTTTGGCATGATGTCGTTGTAGATAATCTCTGCCTTTCTTGAACTAAGTCCGCTTCCAGTTCCTGCGTCTAAGCCGTTTGGAATAACAATTTCGTTGGCACCTTTTAATATTGCATCCCTAAGGATAACCCTAGAAAGAAGCAGACCCCATTCGTTTGTGTCTCTAAATGGAAGATTAGCCATTCTCTTGACGTCTTCTATTTTAGTCGAATTAAGCCCCATTAGACTCATCGCATTTTTTGTGGATGAATCTAGTTCAAAAACATCGTTGACAAGCAGTTTAGAAAACTCTTCGGCTATATCTTTTGCTTTTTTGTCTTTGTCTGAGACAAGTGCCTCGAAATTGCTCCTCTGGCGTGAGCGTCCACTTGAGTCTAGTCTTTCGAAAATCTTGAAAACTTCTGCATCATCTCCGTTTGGCATTCTTGTTTCCGCCACAAATTTCATTTCAAATGCATGTGTGCTTCCCTTGTTTCCGCCACCAAGTTCCTTGTACAATGAATTCGAAAATTCATTATCAAAAGCAGTTAACTCCCTAAACATTTCCGAGACAGCGTTTGCCCTTACTTCATTTCTATACGTAAGGTTGTTTCCGCTAAGCCTATCCGACAACGCTTCTAAATAAGAACCGTAGACTCCCTTTCTGAAAAGTGCCTGTGGAGACGTATGCTTGTTGCTTGAGTAGCCTTCTATATACGCTCTGTCGCTTGCGTACTGCCTAGCAAGTGTCATGTTGCCGTTCCCATAATCAGTTGTCGCTGACCCAACATTTCTTTTGGCTAGGAAAGCCGACAGCATGCTACCGTTCCTTGAGTAAGCCTCCACCATCTGAACAAGCCTTTCAGTAGGCTCATGGTCTATTCTCAGGAATAATCCTGCGTCACTCCACACGCCTTCTGTATATGGCTTAGAAAGGTTTGAAGTGTTTCTTGATTCTCCAACAGCGGTGGCAAATTGCCTTGGTTCGTAGGTCATATTAACCATCCCCCTGTCCAAGATGTTTCTCATCTGTGCTGGCGTAATGCTTTTCCAAGCGGCAATTTTTTGTGCGTTGCTTAGACCCATGTAAAATGTGTATCTGTGGTTTCTTCCGTCCATGTGGACGTTTAGTGCAATTTGCTTAACGTCTGGGTCTTTCTTGGCAAATTCCTTCCAGAAATTAGGAAGTTCCATCCGCTTGAAGTTTTCGAGTGCGTTTAAAATGCTGTTAGACGTCATTCTTTTCCAAACCATGTCAGCAACCTCGGAGAAAATTCCGTCAAGTTCATAGTTCCCATACACACGTCTTGCGAAAGACGCATGTTCATTTTGCCTGTTTGAAACAGAAGACTGCGACATCAATAACTTCGGATAAGTCATTCTGACTATATACCTAACATCTTCTTTGCTTATTTTTTCGTTTCCAAGCGAAGCGGCATCAATCGCCTTCATCAATGGCTTGTAATTGTATCTCTTAACTCCAGTGGAGTAATTGTCTGCGTTTTCTAGATACTTTATAATCTCGTCAATTCTAACGTCAACGCACTCTTCCTTAAGCCAATCCTCAAAAATTTCCTTAGTCTGAACCTCAAGTGTTTGAGTGAGGTCGCCGATATCAATATGATTTTCTGGCGAAAAATTCATGATTATGTTTTTTGCGGCAAGTTCCTCGTACCTTTTAACCAGCCTGTCGAACGACCTAGCACCATCCTTTATTCCAAAGGCAGATATTGCCTTAATTAGAGAAAGATGCTCTCTCCCCATTATTTCATTCATGAACTTGGAAACCAATTCGTAAACCTCGTTGCTTTCAAATCCACCAATTGTTGATGCGTCAATTGGCTCGGCGTTCTGGTCGATACGCTTTGCCAGAATAGACATTAAAAGAGACCTAGTGCTGTCGCTAAGTTTGTCGTTCATCAATGATTTTCCGCCAATCAATGCGAATCCAATGGATGCACGTGCTCCATCTGAAAGGTCAAAATGAGGTCTTTCGGAAACGTTGAAGTCGTCAACAAGCCAGTAAAGTGCTTCTCCGTAATTGGACATTGCATAGTCAACCTCATCAACCAACCTCTTGTAATTGACTTCAAGCGGTTTGGTTACGCCCTCAACCGCCTTAATCATCGGCACAGAAAGCCTTCCGCCCTCTACTGCGTATTCAAAGATTCCAGCAAGCATTTTTGGTGTGTTGTCTGGGCTAAACTTCACAAGTCTGTGCATGTTCAACTCAAAATCAAAAGAACCGTTTGTGCTATAAGACCATTCATCCGCCGCCCACTTTTTGAAATCTGCAATAGACGAGCGAATAGAAGGAAGTGCCGAAACTGAGTTTTTTTCAGAAAGCACCTTTGAGACAAACGGAAGAAGTTCGCTCGCAAGTTTATCAATTCGTTCTTGAGACGTGTTAGAAATATATTGTTCTGCGTTTTCAGCGAGTTTCTTGTTGTTGTTCGACTGCATCTCTTCCGTGTAAACAAACTTTCCTCCGTCAATTAATGACCTGTATGTAAACCTAGCGTGTGCATACGTTGAGACATCTGTATCTCCGTTTGCATCAAGAACGTGATTCCCCCTTGCCACGGCTGGGTGGTAAAACGGATTTGTTGAGTGAACTGTGAGATTGCCGTATT